TTTCTAATGCATACACCACCCGTGGCAACAAGATGGAAGCCAAAGTGCTTAACTCTTTCATGGGCAAAGAGGGCAAGAACTTCACATATGAAGAAGCCTTCTTTGAGACTAACAAGGATTTGCCTGGGTTTGGTGCCTCTCCTGATGGTAGGTTGTATAACCCAGATGGATCTAGTGCAGGCTTACTAGAACTAAAGTACTTTGGTGACTCAACATTTGATGCGGCCTATGCTAAAACTATGCCGCAAATGCAAACTCAAATGATGGTCACTGGAGAATCACAAACACATTTCTTTGCAACTAATGCGGATACCGGTGAGTCCCAGTATCAAATTGCCTATGCTGATAAGGCTATGCAAGACGAACTCAGGACACTGGGTGAGGCAGCATTAAATCTGGAAGGAAGTCTTGACATTCGAGGAGTGGATAGGTTGAGAGCAAAAACTAAAGGCGCTCGTCGTCAGAAAGGACAACAACTGGATCAGACACCAGCAACAGCTTTTGTTGGGCCAAACTTAGAAGCTGATGAACCAATGACAGCTTATGACCCAACAAGCGAAGATGGCAACTCTCGATCTGCAAAAGGTATGGCATCTTCAGAAAGGCAAGCCTACTCTGAGCAAGGTAAGCGAGACCAAGAAGTTATTAGTGCTATCCAGAAAATGGGCAAGGTGGAAGACCAAGCTTACGCAATGGATATGGATAAAGATGCTAGGAAGTCTTCAGACCACAACAAAGCACTCGCAGAAAACTCTCGCAGAGCTTCTGACTCCCTTAAAGAGTTTAGTTCAGCGGCTAAAGGTGCTGTGGGCGTACTTGGAGAACTGGCTTCCGTAGCCTTGGCTGGCAACAAGTCTGGTATGGATGAGAAGAGGCTCGCAGCAGAGTCTGGCATGGATGTGGAAAATGTCCGTGGCATGAGGAATGCACTACTCAAGGGTGGCCTGGACATGGATGGAGCAACCAGCACAATAAACACTGCTGGGAGTATTGTCAGTATCCTAAACGATGAGAGGACGGCAGCTACTTGGTACACTAGGCTAATGGAGGGAATGGGAGCAACTAGCCTACCTGAAATCAACAAACAAATGAAGAACATCCCTACGGCAGCAGAGATTTCAAAACTTGATCCGCAAGAGTTGGCAGCACTGTTTGTTGGAGTAAACGAGAGTTTATCTACGGAAGATAAAGCTCACATGGGACGACTATCTGGGTTTAAGTACTTAGCCAAAAACACTACCTCCTCTGGAGAGATTAGGGAAGCTTGGGATGATAGTATAAACTCAGAAGGTCTTGAGGATACCTACCTAGGTAAAGTGAAAATTGATAAGTTCTTCAGGGAGAGCAAAGAGTGGGCAGGCTCTCTAGGAGAAGGTTGGGGAACTGCGGCTGCTCTAACAAGCGCAGCAGTTCCAATCTTAGGATCATTAGGTGGGGGTGCACTGCTCTATCAGGGTGGGAAACTTCTTCAAAAATCTAAGACAGTTTCTAGTCTAGGGAGTAGCCTAAAGGATGCAGCAAAAGCAATTCCTAAGAACGGGCTAAATGTTGCTAAAGGCTTGTCTGTAGCTGCAAGGGTTAACCCTATAGCTATCGCAGCTTCTGTTGCTCCTACTGTGGCAAGAAGTGTAGGAGGCATAGAGGATGATGGAGGTCTTGGGGATAGTGCTATGGATGTACTTGACTTTGCAAGCTATGGAGCAGGTATTGGTGGGACACTAGGTTTATTTGGTGGGCCACTTGCTCCTCTGTCTGTACCTATGGGCGCACTACTTGGTGGTGTGGCTGGGGCAGGCATTGGTATCGCAAATGAAGCTTGGGAATACTTCTCAGCTGATGATGCAATACCTAGTGCCTCAATAGGTGGACTAAACTCTGCCAACAGTCAAGGCAACTCTGTCGGCAAGACAGTAAACAATGTAGATGTGAATGTAGAAATCTCACCAGACCTGGTTAAGACTTCTACAAACGTAAACGGTGACCTTGATGTGGATGAGGAAACATTAACAAGATAAGTTTGGAGGTAGCAAATGGCTATACCGATAAGTAAGTTTGGTCAGTATGTGCTATTTCAAGCTTATACTGAGGGAGGTGATCTAATATTTGAAACAGATAGCCTCCGAGTTGACTTCGACATAAGAGATATTAAAGGTTGGAGCAGGGCAGCATTTACCCTGTTCAACCTTGCCCCAACAGTTATTGGAAAACTATCTAATGGGGAAGTTTACATCACACTAAGCGTATCTCAACACGACTCAGAGTTGAGGGTTATTGCTGACAGGATGTATGTTAGCAATGCTATAGAGGAAACCATAGTTCCTGAAAGTGTGCTGACACTGTACACCTACTCAAAGCTGCGTAAAAAGTTTTTTGATCTACAAGTAACTGTAGGGATTTTGAAACCTTCGCTCCAACGGGTTGTAGATCAAGTAACAGAGGCAGCAGACTTTCGTGGGGTAGTTAAGTGTAAGCACTTTCCCGAGGGATACTTAGACTATGTTCCCCCAACACCTAAATCAAACCAAAGAGGGTCGCTCATTGACTGTTTAGAAAACTTGGGTGACTCCCACAACTTTAATATTTATACTGAGGGTAACATACTTGCCCTCATGTACAAGCCTGATGCGAAGAACCTGAAGGCTACTAGTCTGTATACAGACCCCAGCGATGTAGTTTTAGACACACGCAATATGCGAGCTAACCCCAAAATAGGGCCAGCTACCTTGTCTGTAGTTTCTAACCTTGACCCAGACATAAAACCTACAGCTGTTTTAGATACATCCAACCTCTTAACAGCTTCTACCTCCGCAGATATAGAAACTCTGTTTGTTGCAGAGAATTATCTCCTAGAGAAAGTGGCAGGCTTTTCAAAGTATCAAACATTGTCAGTACAACACAAAGGGTCAAATTGGACTGAGCAGTGGATGACCCAAGCTATGGCCACTTCTCCTTCTCGTGGGACTAACATGAACTCTAACAAATGGTGGTTATAGATGGCCGAACCTAATAAAGCCCAAATTACTTACAAGGTAGGTGCTGCTACGTCAGTGCTGAGATTTCATTCAGTCATAGCTGAAGAACATGAAATTACCTCTGAAGTTACAAAGTACCCAGCTATGACTGGGTTCAACGTAAGCACTCATGCAATAAAGAAGAATAGAAAACTAACCATACAAGGGGCAGTGTCAAACCACCTCATAGTTGGATCTGAAGAGTTCCATGTGTATGGTGGTAAAAATACTGCCATAATGTTTGACACACTGAAGAACTTAGTACGTTTGGCTACACCCTGTGAAGTACTGACTAACCTTGGAACCTACACACCAGTAGTTTTCACACGTTTTAGGACTAAACAGCAAGCTGGAATGACTGATGCTATGGACTTCACACTCATAGGAGAAGAGATACAACTAGGAACAGCTAAGAATTCCACAGCTCCTAAGTTGTTAGTCTTTACACCCTTGAGTGCTGTTGAGAGGAAAGCTAGGGTTGATGAACTAGAATCGTCTGGATGGTTTGTCCCAGAAGATGCGAGGCTATCCCAGTGCCTAGTAGACCTTAATGATAGCTTTCAAGTAGAGACTAAGAATGAAGCCGGAAAGACATTTATTACTACTTATGAAAAGAGTGCTTATGACCCTTCCACTAAGTCCTACAGTCATACTGTCCACACATCAGACACGGATGTGGCTACCTCTAGCGCGAGCACAAGCTTTAATTGGTTTGCGTTGATGCAAGGAGCACCGCTGTCTAGTGCTTTACCAGACATTGATTTAATTGCTGGTGCAGAGACTGCGGGAGCCTGCCTAGTAGATGGTGTTTCTGGTTTTGTGACAAATACTTTGGAAGAGATGACTGAGACCACACTTGGTGAGCTCAAGAAAACTATCTATGGTGCCGCTTATGGTGTTCTCGGAGTAAATGGAGATAGGTCACCTGGGCAAGCACTTCTTGCTATAGGTGTAGACTGTCTGGTTGCAGGAGCCATAGGCTCTGTAGACCCTACCCTAAATGCAGATGATTTTACTGACAGCTCTTTGCCTACCATAGAAAGTATATTGGAAGGTGCAGCAGCTACGGGTGATAGTGTTGTTAATGATGTACTAGGTGCAGCTGCTCCAACCACACTTACCAAAATAAGCCCAGCAACCCGTACAACATCCTTCTTTGGAGACTTGTTGTGATTATAGATAATAACAAGTACTCCATAACATATCCAGGCAGAGTTGTAGAGTATTTTCCTGCAACCCAAACGGCCACAATACTGATATGTGCAGAGACTGTGTACAATGACTCGGGAAGTTTGTATGCTACAACTAAAAGGTTGCCACTTGAGGGAGTACCAGTGCATACCTCTGGTGGCGGGGGCTGGCACCAAACATTCCCTATCGCAGCAGGAGATACTTGTGTAATACACTTCAGCCAAGTTGGGTATGATCACTGGCTATACCAAGACAAAGATACGGCTGGAAAACTAGCCAACTTACCTAAGCCTTGGTTAGCTAGACAGTTCAATGAAGATGATGGACTTGCCATTGTAGGTACAAATACTTTGCCCAGGGCAATCCAGGACTACAATGCAACTGATGCAGAGTTTCGTAATGCTAATAGAGACCAACGCATATCCTTGAAAGCTGATGGCAACATACATATCAAAACTGGATCTACCACAATAAACGTGGCACCTTCTGGCGCGATAACTGTTACTGCTACTCAGGTTGATGTAGTGACTCCACTGACAACTATGTCAGGTGATGTAACTATCGCAGGAAACCTAGACATAACTGGCACTACTACAAGTGGTGGATTGATTACAGGTTCTGGCGGCTTAGCTATATCCGGTGGCACAGGAGCCTCTGTAACAGGAGACCTAGAAACCACAGGAGAAGTTACTGCACAGGGCGTAGAACTTTCTACTCATACGCATAATGAGAACAATAACACAGGTGGGCCGACTGACGCACCTAACTAGGAATAATGATGACTATTCAAATCGCTTTAGATAGAGGTACGAATGACATCATCAAGTTAGACGGTGGCGGCATTGCAAGAGTACGTGATGGCCGCTACACAGTTCAGCTAGTTAAGAATAAGCTGCTTACCCTACTGGGCGAGTGGCTACTTGACCCAAGCAAGGGCTGGTTAAACTTTGATGACTATGTAAGAAATCCTGACTTATTTGATATTGAAATGAGAGCAAGGGAAGTCATACTATCAACTGATGGTGTGCAAAAAATTGATACCATGAGCTTAGAGCTTACGGGCAGGGTACTGTACCTGACATTTACAGCAACAACAATATACGGTGGCATTGAGCTTACTGTACCTTGGAGCACATGATGGCTGGATTAACCAGAGAGGGATTTATACCTCTAAGCTTTGATGAGATTCTAACCAGAATAAGTACAAGGCTAGATACATTTAGCCCAGGGATAGACTTATCTCCCGAGTCACCTGATGGGCAACTTGCTAACATAATGGCATTTGAGTTCTCAGAGGCTTGGGCTGAACTAAATACTGTTTACAATAGCTATAATCCAAATATGGCTGTAGGTGCAGGGCTAAGAAACATTGGTCTAATTACTGGACTACCCTACGGAGCAGCTACACGTTCCCAGGCCACCATTGATTTGGTAGGAACCGCAGGAACAATAGTACCTATAGGCTCCATAGTAACTGACGCAGAAGATAATGAATTTACTACTCAGCTTGATGCAACTATACCTGCCTCTGTGCAAGTGGTAGCCCAAGTTTCTGGGCCAATACCTGTCACAGCTGGCTCACTAACACTTATCAAAACCCCTGTGTCTGGTTGGGCATCAATTACGCAACCAAGTGATGGAAGAATGGGAGCTGCCCCACAAACTGAGGTAGCATACAGAAACTTAAGAAACCGCACAGTTTTGCGCAACTTTGTAACTGTAGAAGCCACTATTGAGGCTAGGCTGTTTGAGACTCTTGGTATACAGCAAGCAGTTGTATTAAACAATGATGGATTATCTGCCCTGCCTGATGGTACTCCTCCACAGACTATTCATGTTACTGTTGGGGAACTCTCGGGTGTGTCTGATGCAGACATAGCTGCGGTCATTTTGGCTACTAAAGGTTTGGGTTGCCCTACTTATGGGTCAACCACTGTAACTATAAATGACGTGCAAGGCAATCCTCATGATGTTAGCTTCAGTAAAGCTACAGCAGAAAATGTG